TAAGGGCATTTCCTGTTAACTCTAAAGACTTAGCTAGGGCTAAAGTGGTTTCGGGCTTTTTAAAATGGATGGTATCCAGCGGATACATCCCTAGGTTTAAGAAGGAGATGGAGCTTGGCGCTAACTATTTGTTAGAACGCGGCATCTTAGTTACTTATGTAGGGTGGCAACGCGAAGACAGAAAGTTTTTGCAGGCGATTAGCTTAGAACAGATTGCTCAAGTATCTCCAGAGATGGCTCAATTGATTAGCGAAGAAGGAGAATCAGAAGTAATTGAAAGTCTTTTGATTAGTACATTCCCTGGCGTTAATACAGCAAGGGCAAAGAAAGCGGTAAAAGAACTTAGAGAAACTGGTTCTACGGAATTACCTACAGTAAGACGGCAAGTAGATGCGCCAGAGGTTAAAACATTAGCCCCAGACGGAGATTTCTTTTTTCCTAGCTATGTAACTGACCCACAAAGAGCGCCTTATTGTTTTTGGAGAACCTATTATACAGCTCAAGAGTTAGAAAACAAAGTAGTTACAGACGGATGGGACCAAGACTTTGTTGACTATATGATAGAAAACTACAGAGGAGTTAACATAGATACCCTCGAAAGCGATAATGAAGGTCGCAGAAGTAGCAGTACAAGCAATGAAATTTATTCATCTGATGATTTAATTGAAATCGTTTATGGCTACCAAAGGTTATTTGACGATGAAGATGGTTCAGAGGGAATTTACTGCACTGTATTTAATAAAAACTTTAGCGGAAACGAAGAAGCCCCTGGGTTTGCTAAGTTTGAATTGCTTAATGGCTACGAGGATTATCCTGTAGTAGTAACTAAGCTATCTGAAGACAGCAAAAGATTGTACGATACAATGACTGTTCCAGATATTCTTCGTGGTATTCAAAACCAAATTAAGGTAGAGCGCGATTCCCGTATAGACAGAAACAGTATTGCTACACTTCCGCCTATATTGCACCCAGTAGGACAAGCTCCGACTGATTGGGGACCTGGCAGAATGATTCCTTACAGAAGAAAAGGAGATTTGGACTTTGCTCCTGTACCCCCTCCGCCTACTGGTTCTATAGAAATAGAAAAAACCTTAGAGATGCAAGCAGACGCTTTAGTAGGATTGGACTTTGAAAATCCATTAGCACCAGTTCGCAGGCAATTTTTAATAGACAAATTCTTAAACCATGCTGCCGAAGTGTTGCGAATGACTTGGAAATGCTTCCAGCGATTTGGACCAGATGAAGTATTTTTTAAAGTGACAGGAACAGCAGACCCACAGAAATTTTCAAAGGGAGACCCAAATGAAAGCTATGATATTGTTGTTTCGTACGATGTATTAAGTACAGACAAAGAAACTCAAGACAAAAAGTTACAATCATTAGTATCCTTAACACAACTAGATAGAAGCGGAAGAATAAATATGGATTCTCTTCTTGAAACAGTTGCTAACTCTATTGACCCTATACTTGCTGATAGCATTTTACAACCTGGTAAACAAGCTCAACAGGAAATGGTTAAGAATGTTACAGATGATGTAGCTAAGATATTTGCTGGTATAGAAATGCCCGCTAGACCAAACGGTGGTCAAGTAGCAATGCAAGTGCTTAAACAATACACTCAGCAACCAGATGTAGCAGAACGCTTACAAACAGATGAAGCATTTAAGGCTCGTTTAGAAAAATACATTGGTCAGTATACCTTTATGCAACAACAAGCACAAAACGCTCAAATAGGTAAAATAGGAACACAGCCTGCCAACATGGGAGGAATGGGTATGCAAGGTATTAATCAATAAGTATATGTCACTAGAGGAAGCACTAAAATATCTAAAGCACCACGAGCATTTTGCGGTGCTGATAAACACAATTCATCAACTTAGAGAAGAGGCTATAGGGGAATTGCATAACGCTAATTCTGAAACTATACAGCAAATCTCTGGTAGAATTTTAACTTATGACCAAATATTACAAATCGTAGATTGGCAGTCTTTACAGATTACTCATAGCGAACATATAAAGCGCTTGTCTAATGTAGTATAATGAATTTATTCGCAATCTCTCCAGGCGTAAAGGGAGTGGAAAATTATGACAGAAGAAAACAGCACTGACACCGCAGAGTCAGACCAAAAAAATAGCGTACAGAATATGACACCCAACGATTTTATAAATCGTCGAGTTGGTTCTTCTCAAAAGGAAGAATCCCAAGTAGTAGCTAAGGAGGAAGCAGTTGAAGAAGAAGTGGTTGAAAAGAGCGCCACGGATGAAACAATTGAAGAAACCGAAGCAGACGTTCTTTCACAGTTAGATTTAGACAGTATGTCTGAAGACCAAATTAAGGAAGTCTCCAAGAAGCTTAACAGTAATGCAGTTGCTAGATATGGCGAATTAACCGCTAAAAGAAAAGCAGCTGAAGAACGTATGGCGAAAATGGAAGAGCAGTTGAACAATCTCCAACAACAAAAAGAAGAGAGAGTTCCTGTTGTAAAAGACAACCCCTTAAAGAAAGTAGTTGACCCGCAAGCGTTACAACAAGAATCCGCTAATGCACAAGAAGTTGTGGATTGGGCAGAAGATTTGTTATACGAAAAAGGAGACTATGGTCCAGAAGACGTTATTGCTACAGTAGAAGGAAGAGATGTTACTAAAGCAGAAGTTCGTAAAACATTAAGGCATTCACAAAATATGCTAAGGAAATTCATCCCAGCTCAAATGCAGACTATTAAGAAGCAACACGATGCTTCTCAAGCCAAGTCCGCCTTTGAACAGAAAGCCAGAGTTGAGTTGCCTTGGATGAAAAACGAACAAAGTGAAGTGTATAAAAAGTATCAGTCAATGATGGGTGACAAAAGGTTAAGTGATTTAACTAAAGACAACCCAGAAGTAGCCGTACAAATGCCGTATCTTGTTGCTCACGCAGCAAACAGTATGTACGGACGAAAGGCTATTGCTGCACGTACTACACCTACTCCAAGAATAAGAAGCACTCCTCCTAAAACTGCATCAACAACAGCTGCTAAGTCTGAAAAAACTGCTCCAAGAACAGTTAAAAAAATACAATCGGTGTCTCAACAGTTTAGCGATAGCGGAACTGCTGCTGATTTCGTAGCTCTAAGAACCTTACAAATGCAAAATAGAAAGTAAAACTTAAAAATTATGTCGTTTTCAAATACATTCGATACAACAAATACAGGTTCTGCAGTTTCTAATCGTGAGGATTTGACAGATGTCTTAACAATCCTTGCGCCCGAAGAAACTCCAGTCCTTTCATCTGCCTCAAAGCAGAAAGCTAGTGCGACTTTTGCTGAATGGACAGTTGACAAACTCAATGCCCCTGTGACCACTGGTGTCTCAGAAGGTGCTGATGTCACTACATTCGATGACAAATTCGCTGACCGTGCGCGCCTAGGTAATTACGTGCAAAAATTCCGTAGAGATTATATGGTTTCTGATTTACAAGAAGCTGTTGACTCTGTTGGACCTGCAAAAGTTGCCCAAGCCGAATCAAAAGCAATACGTGAACTTAAACGTGACGTTGAAGCTACTATCCTTAGTTCTAATGACCGCTCTGTAGAGAACGGTGCTGGTACTAATTATGGTCTTCGCGGTTTAGGTAAATGGTTAGCTGATGGAACTACTATCGCAGGTACACCTGCTGACGTTCCTGCAGCTTATGCAACTCCTACTGACAATAATGCTGCAATTGGAGGTACATATGCAGAAACAACACTCAACGACCAATTATCAAGCATCTTCCGTCAAACAGGAGAATCAAGCAATATGATGCTTGTAGCTGATACTGGTTTAAGGAGAGACATTTCAGACTTTGCTCGTTTAAGTGCAAATGTTGGTACTAATCCATTACGTGTTGTAAATATGGACCAAGGACAAACAACAATTAAATTGTCTGTTGAAATGTATGAGTCCGACCACGGAGTTATATCAGTTGTTAATATGAACCCAGATACTGCACCTGCACAAATTGTTGCAAATGGTGGAGGAGCTGCAAATGCTAAAAAGCAAGACGGTTACATTATTAACCCTAACTATGTCGGTATTCACGACCTCATCCCTATGGGAAGCACACGCTTACCTAACTTAGGTGGTGGCGAACGTGGATTTGTTGATTGTGCGCTTACACTAGGTGTTTACCACCCAGCAGCTCACGGTAAAATTGTCGCTTAACAAAGGAGAAAAAATATTATGTCTCAATTAACAGTAAATCAAGCAGGTAGTTCTACCTTTACTCACGCTTACACAATAGATTCAACTGATTTTTCAGTACAAGCTGCAGGAACACTTGCAGACAGTGCAACTAAATCATTTGATTATACTATTCCAGCAGGCGCTATTGTACAAAAAGTTGCGTTTAAATTAAACGAAGCTTTTGATGATAGCGGTGCAGGTTCTCAGTTAACCATTACGATTGGCGACGATGATACCGCAGCAGGTTACATTAGAGCTGCTCAAATTCACGTTGACTCAACTGAAGTAACTTATGCCTATAATGATGGGGGATACTTCAATGATGGTACTACAGCTAATACTATAAGCGGTAAGTTATACACAACAGCAGGCAAAGAGTTTAAATTACTCTTTACTCCAGCTGGCGGTGGAACTGCTTACTCATTAAACGAACTAACTCAAGGAAACATCACTGTTTTCATTGAAATGGCTCAGCTTTAATTATATTTTGGTCGGGGGCGAAAGCCCCCTGCCATTTTTTTTATGACCGATATTATTACAGATTTACCAAGAAGTTTTACTGACGGAGAGTTAGACCAAGCATTTTTGAATGAAATCAAAAGTGGGTTTAAACTTGAAAGAGAAACAGAGCATCTAAGAGTTGCTCAAGCAAAGAAAGAAGCACACGAAATGAAAGGCAAGACGCATCCTACTTTAGGAAAATGCGTAGCTACTATGCCTGCTAGAGAATTTTTTCGACTTACGAGTAAGTATGGACACAACGAAGTGCATTCTAAGAATTTTTTACAATATTATAACAAGAAGTTTTCGGATTTATCGCCCAATAAAATTTAATGCAAACAAAAGCCTACAAAGATTTATTTGATTTAATATCAGCATTAGCTGGTGTTAATAGTTTTACCGACGATGAAAAGAAAAACATCGTTGATTTTATAAACAGAAGGTATTTGCAAGCTTACAATATGTCTCCTAATTGGGTTAGATACCTAACTGTAGGAGAAGAACGCAATGTATCTTCTTTTAAGATAGGTGGTTTTAGCGGAGTTTATGCTCCTGCAAATGGAGAGTATTACAAATATGGCAAACTTTCTGACGGTACTGAAATTTTTGTTCCTGTAGACCAATTAAGTCAAGTTGACCCTAGCAATCGCTTTACAATTTTTTACCGTAAAAGTGGAGGCGTAGACATAAATAAATGGACGTGGACAAAAGCAACTTACGAAAAAACGGCTGAAGGAATAGTTACAGTTAGTCCTGTAGGAATAATTGCAGAGTCGGGAGACGTAGATGCAAGTGGAGCAATTATAAAATATGAAAGTCCTGCAGATGTAAAAATTTGGGATTGGAACAGTGAAACAACTGTATCAGAGCCTGATAATTTTACCGTTGAACAAAGTCAAATAATTTCGACCGATGAAACACACGAAGTTTTTCTTTACTCCAAACCCCGTGCATCAAAAACCGAAATAAATGAATTTATTCGAGTATACGAAACTAAGCCTTTGGTAAATGAATCAGCTAGGGAATATGATTTTTATACAAATGAAAGTGGTGCTAGTCTTTTAAATATTGTAGGTTCAACACCTAGTAAAGCTTTTGTAACTTACAAAAAAGCATTTACTGCTTTTAGCACTACATATAACAATGTAACAACTTCTACAGAAGAAGTACCAATTGAATTTTATCCATTTATTGCGCACGCATCTTACGCAGATTTTCTTCGTATGGATGGGCAGCATCAAAAGGCTTTAGTAGAAGAACAAACAGCGCAAGGTGCTATTGATATGCAACTTGAACGTAATGATATAATAAGCAATATTAACAACGCTACAACACGATTTTCAACTTACGTAAATCGCCAATCAAGATAATTATGCCTAACTCATATACGGTTAACATATACAATATACCAACCCCTGGTGCAACATCGCAAACCATTAGCATCGCGCATACTGGTGCTGGGTCTACAGACACAAAAACCTTTGCTGCTTTTAAAGATAGAACTAAAGTTATATTTGTAACTGTAATAGGTTCTGGTTTTTGTTTTACTATAGATGGTAGTGCCGTAAATACTACTACATCACATA